CCTTAAGGATGAAGAACTCAGAGAGGTTGACTTGCAAGGTCAGCTTTCTAACTGGGATTAGCCTCAAGCTTCTAAAGCGAGTAAGACTCGGCGCACTCTCAGCGTGGCAACAGAATGAGAGTCAACTAAAACTTATTCACACCCCCCAGACCCCCCACGAAGATACCTGGAATGTTCTCGGGGGGTCTGGGGGGGGCACGGAACTTGCTCTGGCCTTGAAAAACTTTTTTCAAAAAAATACCTCTGGAGCCTTGACTTTTTCCAGTAATTGGAGTACTTTGTATCAAGATGAACGAAGCAAACATAACAGTAAACGAAGCAGGAACCCACGCAATCATGAACACCAGCAAAGGCAACCCTGTCTTTACCGCACCGATTAAAGAGCTTCATTCTTTTGATGTTGACGGTCACGAAGGCGTTACAATGGAGGTTGTAGGGTGGGGCGAGTTTATATCCTACGATGATGGCGAGACTTGGCAGGATTGTGAATAACTTTCCGAGATTAGCCATTGACTTTTTCCAGAAACTAGACTATATTATACCATGATGAACAACGACGACCTCAGAGACCTAATGCCCACCAGTGAAGAATTCTACGCCGATGCCAAGGCTGAGTTTGGCGAGGTGGTAGAACCCGACCAGCCCAAGGGCCAATGCGAGGATGCGCCTTGCTGCGGTTGCTGCGGCCCTACCTATGATGAGGTAGCCGACACCTACGCCGCTGATGCGTGGCACGACGCCCACGAATACCCAGAGTGGTAAAAAAATAAAAATTCAAGATGAACGAGAAAAAGAAACCGACCTACAGAAACTACTCAATCCAGTATGCCGATGGTGGCTGGTCTGGTGGTAAGTACCGCAACGAAGAACACGCTCGCGAAGTAGCGCACCTCATAAGTCCTAGTCGTGAGATCGCAAAGGTAGAACAACGCAACCTGTTTTCGCCTGAAGTTGAAGAAGAACTAAGAAAAGAAAAAGACGAGTGGAGGTGCAGATAAAATGAACGATATTAGAAAACATCTCGACAAGTTCGGCGGTTGGTGGATAATCGCACTAACAATAACACTAATTACAATTAACCTTTAAGATGAACGACATGAAGCAAGGAACACGAGTAAGCCACGAACGCAACCCGACGAAGGTTGGAACAGTAGTGGAGGACATTCACCCCAAGGCCCCTATATATGGATTGGTGCGCGTTAACTGGGATGATAACAACACAACCACGAAGATGCACAAGTTCACCTTGAAGGTCGTAAAGACAAACTGGTTACTCTAAAAAAATTATGTTTTACCTTGGAATTATAGTCTTAGTGGCTATTTATTGTTAAAAAACAACCCCCCCCTGTTTTTGAAAAAGTTTAGAGGTGTTTTTTTGTGTGTGGGTGGTGGGGGGTGCGTCTATATCTGCCCGACGCCTGAAGTTCCTAGTGATTTAATCGCGGGTAAATTTAAAAAAAAGTAAATATATATATTTTACGGCCAAAAAAATCGGAGAGGGGCTTGATTTCACAGGTGCTTCCAATATACTTCCTTGTATATATGAAAACATTCATTTTTTGCACATCATATTTCGACAGCGAAGCAGACTACAAACATAGATATGCTAAATGGGCAGCTTACTATAGTAATGTAGAGCTAAGAAAAGATAAACCTATATTAATGATAGACGATGGCTCAGACCTATCCCTAATAGACGAAGAACATTTCGCCGTAATAAAAGCAGGAGATTTAACCAAGGATACAAAACTAGAAACAGAAAGAGTAAATTTAATATCTTTTGATGAGAGGGCTCCTCTCCACGAGAATGGTCAAGCGGCTAATTCGGCTGGATGGTGGAGAAGTTTCTTGTTTTCTCTTGAAATCGCAGAAAAACTAAATTTTGAAAAAATAATTCACGTAGAGTCTGATCTTTACTTGATATCACATAAGATAAGAAAATTTATCGACGATCTAGAAGAAGGATGGACTTCTTTCGTCTGCAATAAATATCATTGGCCCGAATCCAGCCTACAAGTTATTTGCAAAGATCAATTTAAAGAGTTTCAGGAGTTTGGAAAAGACCTAGAAGAACTAGGATTAACTAAAATCGACTCCATGAGAGGCCCCGCCGAGAACTTAATACCTTTTAGCAGTGTAATGGTTGGGTTTAATGGTTCTAGATATGGAGAAGCTTTAACAAATCAGATGCCAGGTATGGATTACTTTGCCCAATGTAGAAATAATACTATAATTATACCAGAAACAGAAAGAAATGATTAGAAAAGGAATAATTCTAGCAGGAGGAGCTGGTTCTAGGTTATTTCCGCTCACTAACAACTATCCGAAAAGCTTATTGCCCGTATATGATAAGCCAATGATTTACTATCCCCTATCTACATTGATAGAAAATGGAATAAATGACATATGTATCATATCTTCAGTCGAACACACCCCTAAGTTTAAAGAAATCTTGGGTGATGGTTCTAAATTCGGCGTAAACATACAATACAAAACACAAAGCAATCCAGAGGGCATCCCACAAGCCTTCACAATAGCCGAGGACTTCATTAACGACCAAAGCGTAGTACTTATACTAGGAGACAATGTTTGCAGCAACAGTAGCGTATTTAAAAGAGCTTTTAAAAACTTTAAATCTGGAGGAGCAGTATTCGGCTACGAGGTTACTGATCCAGAAAGGTATGGAGTAGTAGAATTTGACTCAAAAGGCAAAGCGATATCAGTAGAAGAAAAACCCAAAGACCCTAAATCCAACTTCGCAATTCCTGGAATCTATCTTTTTGACAAAAATGCAGTAAAAATAGCAAAAAGCTTAAAACCGTCAGCAAGAGGAGAGTATGAAATTGTTGACATGATTAAATTTTATTTAAATAAATCAAAATTAATAGTTTACAAGATGAATCGTGGATGCGCTTGGCTAGATTCAGGAACTTCAAGTAGTTTACATGAGGCTTCAGTTTATGTTGCGGTAATTGAACGTCGTCAAGGAGTAAAAATAGGCTGTCCAGAAGAAGCTGCGTACAAAGCGAAACTAATATCTAAAGCTAAATTCAAACAAATCATCGACTCGATACCAGAATGCGAGTACAAACAACAGTTGAAAGACGTATGACTCAGACGGAACCAGTTAAGACAGCCGTAATCTATCATTACTATGACTATAATGACAACTTAGACTTCTTTTTGAAAAGCGGCGGTTTGTTAAATGATGAAAATTGTGATTTTTTCTTTATTTGTAATAAAAATGAGAATTTAATTCCAGAAGAGCTTACTAAAGGCTATTCCAATGTATACTTCTTGAACAGAGAAAATAAAAATTACGACTTTGGTGGATATGGGGAATTAATCTATAGCGACATCTTCGTAGAAGATAAATACGATTACTTTGTTTTTGTAAATGAAACAGCATGTGGCCCATTCTTAACTCCTAGAGACAAAAAAAAGCCATGGTATCAACATTTTACGGATCGTATAGATGAAAAAGTAAAAATCTTTGGAGCTTCTGCAATTCCGTTTTTTGGTGGAGATTTTCAGCCTCACATACAAGGGTGGTGCTTTTGCTTGGATAAGGTGAGTATGAATATAGCCAAAGCTTCGGGCGTATTAGCTAAAGATGAAGACGAGATGGATAAAGCCAATATGGTCTTCAGAAAAGAAGTAAGACTGTCGCAAGTATTATTAGAGAATAATTTCAATATAGATTGTTTTAATCCTCATTATACAGGGGTAGATTGGCAGGTGTTAGATTGGAACAACAAAGAAACACAAACGGTTAATATCCAAGATTTTCCATATTTATTACTTTGGGGAGCCGATCCAGAGACAATATTGAAATCACTATCGGTAAGAAATGAATCGGGGTATCAGTGTTATGATCCTTTTGAAACTATTTTTATTAAAAGATCAAAGTTTCACCTAACTCGTACTACAGATGAGCTTTTTACTAATTTTTATGACAGATATAGATATTACGGCCAATTTAAATCTTTGACAGAAGCTGCAAAAGCAAAACTATTATAGTTACCATAAATATGACTACTGAGAAATTATTCGAAGACCTTAAAGTCTTTCAATCTTATTTTTCTCCTTCACATAAAGGAGAGCTCATACCTGGCTTTGAACCCTTAGATGTTTCCATGAATCCTATACCCGATATGAGAGAGTTTCCTATAATAAGAAGCCTATATGAGGAGGGCCGTCATAAAGAGAAAAAATATACAGGTTTATTTTCTTGGAAGTTTTCTCAAAAAATGAAAAATTGTGATTGGGGTCCGTGCTGGGATAGTCTCGATTATTATCGAGAAGTTGAGGAATTTTTATTTTTCCATTCTAATCGTGACGTTTATCTTTTCAACCCCTTTGGCGGAGACATAGAAAACCATGGTAATGTTTGGCGTCAAGGGGAGTGGTGTCACCCAGGTATGTGTAATATCGTAGAAACAATGTTTCGAGAGTTGTCTCTTGAAACTGATGATCCTATTTTTGACATGAAGGACAGGGGGTCTATACTTCAAGAACAATATGGTCACGAAACTTATTCTATGTGTAATTTTTGGATTGGTAACGAAAAGTTTTGGGATAGGTATATCCATTTTGTTGGTACGATTTATGACTTTATTAATAGTGATAGAATATCTCCCGATCTGAAGGAGGCGATACATAGAAATACTTTTCATGCTGGAGAAGGGAGCGTTTGGTTCATTCCATTCATAATAGAAAGATGCACGAGCACTCTTATTAGTTGGGATGACGGTATAGAGTCAATTGGTTGGGTCAAAAATTGGAAAGCTCAAGCTTATTGAAAAAAATGATAACATTACTTGGATCATCTGGATATGTGGGTCAAGCCTTTGTAAAGGAAATGACCAAAAAACAAATTGGGTTTCATGAGGTTAATCGTGATTTAATTGATTATTACGACTTAGAGACTTTAATTGATTATATTGGGAAATTTAATCCTAAATTTATAATTAATTGTGCTGGTTATACTGGCAAACCTAATGTCGATGCTTGTGAGAAAAACAAGGAGGAATGTTATAGAGCTAACGTTGAATTAGCTAAAAACATAGCTCTAGCTTGTTCTATAATGCGTGTTCCTTGGGGCCACGTTTCATCTGGTTGCATTTACACAGGAGATAAGGGTGATCAACAGGGGTTTACAGAAAAAGACCCTCCTAACTTTTGTTTTAGCAAGAATAACTGTAGTTATTATTCGGGAACCAAGGTGTTGGGGGAAGAAATGGTAAAAGCCAATTCTGATGATTATTATATTTGGAGGTTGAGGATTCCATTTAATGAAGAAGATAATCCAAGGAATTATCTTTATAAGATGATGAATTATAATCAGCTTTTGGAAGCTGAAAATTCGGTTTCTCATTTATCTGATTTTGTTAATTCTTGTTTAGATTTATATGAGAAGAAAGCGGAGTTCGGCATTTATAACGTTGTTAATACTGGATTTATTACTACTTCTTGGGTAGTCGAGAAAATTAAGGAGTTTACTGGGATGGAAAAAGATTTCATCTTCTTAAAAGACGAAGAGGAGCTTTATCAAATTGGGGCGAAGGCCCCAAGGTCTAACTGCATTTTAGATAACTCTAAATTACTAGACGCAGGTGTTGAAATACGTTCTGCCGAGGAGGCCATGATCGACTCTATTAAGGGGATAAAAAAAAGCGCTACATTAGAAGGGGTAGATAAGTAATGTTGCCTCTATTTAAAGTATTCATGTCTGAGACAGCGAAGAAAGCTGTTAACGAGGTTTTAGACAGTGGGTTTATTGGCCAAGGTCCTAAGGTTGAAGAGTTTGAAAGCCTCTTAAAGGAGTTCATAGGTAATGATTATGTTTCGACTACTAATGCAGCTACTTCAGCAGAACACCTAGCTTTGCGGCTGGCAAAAGGATTCGGAGTCGAAGACGGTGATGAAGTCCTAGCGTCTCCTCTTACGTGTACCGCAACTAATTGGCCCATCTTAGCTAATAACCTAAAGATCAAATGGGTAGATGTAAGCTCTGATAATCTTAATATGGATTTGGACGATTTAGAAAGAAAAATTACTTCATCAACGAAAGTCATCTTCTTGGTTCATTGGGGAGGTTATCCAGTAAATTTAGACAGAGTTGAAAATATAGTAGACAAAACAGAAGCTATGTATGGATTTAGACCTATAGTGATCGAGGACTGCGCTCACGCTATAGGAAGCTCTTTTAAGGGTAAACCTATCGGAAGTCACGGAAACTTCTGTACGTTTAGTTTTCAGGCCATTAAACACCTAACTACAGGCGATGGAGGAATGTTAGTTTGCCCCAATAGTGAATACCATCGACGAGCTAAGCTTTTGAGATGGTACGGAATAGATAGAGATAGTAACAAAAAAGATTTCAGATGCGAAGCTGACATTTCTGAATGGGGATACAAGTTTCATATGAATGATATCGCTGCAGCTATTGGTATAGAGAACATAAAAGAACTAAATACGAATATCGATCTTCATAAAGATAATGCAAAATTTTACGATTTAGAGCTTTCTAATATAGATGGTGTTACTCCTATGAAGAGAGAAGAGGGCTCAGAATCATCTTTTTGGATTTATAGCTTTTTAGTAGACAGGAAAGACGATTTTATGAAACATATGAAAGAGCAAGAGATCATGGTAAGTCAAGTTCATGAAAGGAACGATATACATTCATGCGTTAAGGAGTTTAAGTCTCATCTACCTTCTCTAGATAAAATAACACCAAAACTAATATCAATCCCTGTAGGATGGTGGATTACTCATGAAGAGAGAGAGTATATAATTAACAGTATAAGGCGAGGATGGTAAAGGAGGAAACGGATGAAAAAAAAGAAAAATTTTAATATAATTAAATATAATTTCGCGGAATGTATTAAAGATATTTTCAAGGTAGAAGACCTAGCTTATGTTCATGACTATTATAAATCTGACTACGAACTGTTTCCCGCTCCACAAGTAGGAAAACTAGCAAATGGGAAAATTAAAGGAACAGATCAAGGCACGGTATATCATGAAAAATATTATCAAGAGATAGCTGGTACTGATTTTTTTAATATATATAAAGAATTTGTAGCTAATGAAATTTATCCTCTTTTTCTTGAAGATATCCTCTTTCAAAAAATACCCACCTTTAGGGTTCAACTGCCGAATAACTTAGCTGTAGGAGGTTGGCACAAAGATAGAAACTATAATCACTCAAGTGACGAAGTAAATATTTTTCTACCCTTAACCGAAGCGAAGGACTCAAATACCATTTGGGCAGAAAGCGAAGAGGGCAAAGCTGATTATAAGCCAATGAACGCAGAATATGGAGAATATCACGTCTGGGAAGGAGCAAACCTTAACCATGGCAATAAGCAAAATAAAGAAGGTAAGTGCAGGGTGAGTATCGACTTCAGAATTCTACCTTTTAGTAAGTATGATGAGTCTGCAATAAAAGAAAGTTATGGCATTGGTGCAAAATTCAAATTAGGGGAATACTGGGAATTCTTAAAGATATAAGGCTATGGTTAAAATTATTGCAGAGATAGGGTTTAATCATCTCGGTAAATTTGATATAGCTAACGAATATCTGGATATTTTATTGGAAACAGATGTTGACTGCATCACTTTCCAGATAAGAGAAAAGGAGCATCAACTAAAAGGTCCTCACAAATATTTTAGCGAAAAACAGCTTAGCTCCCTATTTTCAAGGATAAAAGCTTCGGAGAAACAAGTTGGGGTAGCTATTGCTGATATTGATTATATTCCTTTCTTGGAAATGTCAAAGGTTGATTTTTACAAAGTGATTAGAAATGATATAACAAATAGACCCTTGTTGGATCAACTTAGAGAAACGGGCAAACCAGTCTATGTGTCAACTGGAATGGCTTCGGAGGAGGAGATAGAAAACTTCACGAGTTATTTTAAGGGAAATTTTAAACTTGTTCATACTCAATTGTCTTATTCGATAGAGGATTGTAATTTGAAAAGTATACACAAAATGAAGGACTACGACCTAGAAGTAGCTTACGGACATCATTGCAGCGATAGATTGTCCATCTTTATGGCTTTATGTTACGAACCATCTGATATATTTTTATATATCAAGGGAAACAAAGACATGGAATATCCTGACGATAAACACGCAATAGAAGTAGGAGCTATGAAGTCATTAATAACTACGATTAGACAGCTTGAAAAAGCTAAGGGAGACGGAATAAAACAAAAAATGATTAACAAAATAGAAGCATGAAAAAAGCATTAGTATTAGCGGGAAGCAGAGGCATCGGAGCAGGAATAAGCGACTCCTTGAGGGGAGTTGGAATCGAAGTGCAAGCGCTATCTTCTAAGGATTGCGATACTTCGGACATTTCCTCTATAGATAAAATAGGTCACAGCGATGAAGCGTACGATATTGTAGTTCTGAATACAGGAGGACCTCCATCTATGAATTTTTATGACATAAAACAAGAGGACTGCGAAAAGTACCACAATCAACTTTTTTATGGATTTTTTCGTTTATTACAGAATTTAAAAATAAATGATAATGGATATGTATTTTTGATATCTTCCTATAACGTGAAAGAGCCCGACGCAAAACTTATACTGTCGAACGCCTATCGTCTTGCTTTTATAAGCGTTTTCAAATGTCTAAGCAAGATGTTTGCTGAGAGAAATATAACGACCATAAATATAGCACCAGGTCCAATAGATACAGATAGACTTAGAAGCTTAGTTTCGGACTACGAATCTTTAAACAAAAAAATACCCCTAGGAAGACCAGGGGAAAGTAAGGAAATAGGTGATTTTGTAAAATCTATAGTTGAAAATAATATCAAATATATTACGGGTGTTACTATTAACTTTGACGGAGGGAAATCTAACTACGTATTATAAGTCATGGTCTATTTCGTAATACCAGCAAGAAAGAATTCAAAAGGACTTCCGTTCAAGAACAGAACTCTCTTCGACCTTACTGCAGGTTCCATCCCAGAAGAGATGCGTCCTAAAACAATAGTAAGCACCGACGACGAAGAACTTTTAAAAAAAGCTAGTTATAATTACGGCTTTATTGCAAAGAGAAGACCGAAGGAGCTGTCTTTAGATAGTGCGACACCCAAAAGCGCCATGAAACACGCAACAGAGTCAGCTAACTTAAGCAAAGAAGACCTTGTTGTATCATTGTATTTGACTTATCCAAAAAGAAATTTTGAAGACGTAGAAAAAGCCTTATCTTTTATGAAGAAAAATAAAGCTTCATCCCTGCTTTGTCGTAAAGACCTCAAGACTCATCCTTACTTATGCCTCCATTCAAAAGAAGACGGAATACGAGGAGCGCAAATTATAGAGCACGATTTACACAGAAGGCAGGACTATCCAGAATGTTTTGAGATATGTCATTATATTTGCGCGTTCAAAGTTTTTGAGTTAGAAAACTTAAATAATAATCTATATAATGCAGATACGATATTTTATCCGATAGGGGACAATTTAAACATAGATACTCCTGAAGATTTAGCAGAACTACATGAGAACTAAAATTATAGCAGAGATAGGGATAAACCACAACGGTGATTTAAGTGTCGCAAAAAAACTGATTGATATGGCGATTCTTGCTGGATGTGATAGCGTTAAGTTTCAAAAGCGTAACCCAGATTTATGCGTTCCAGAACATCAAAAAAACCAACCAAAAAGTACTCCGTGGGGAGATATGACTTATCTTGAATATAAATATAGAATAGAATTTGATAGGGAACAATATAAAGAAATTTTTAATTATTGTGAGAGTAAGAACATTGAGTGCTTTGCCAGTGTTTGGGATGAGGATTCTGTTGATTTTATGCATGAGTTTTCTGATACCGCCAAAATCCCATCTGCTTTGATTACTAATTTAAAATTATGCGAATATGCAAGATGGAAAAATAAAGAATTATTAATCTCTACAGGTATGTCTACAGAAAAGGAAATAGAGCGGTGCGTTGAAGTCTGTGGTCCAGATGTAATTTTTCATACCAACTCCACCTATCCATCTCCTGTTTCGGAGCTCAATCTTTCATATATAACTTGGTTAAAGGAGAGATATCCTTATTCGATTATTGGATATAGCGGTCACGAATACGGTTTAACAACAACTTTTGCAGCCGTCGCGATGGGAGCTAAGTTTATCGAAAGGCATATAACTCTAGAAAGGACTATGTGGGGGTCCGATCAAGTCGCTTCTGTAGAACCTGCAGGATTAATTAAAATGGTAAAAGGTATCAGGGATATAGAAAAAGCCATAGGAAAAGCTGGCCCACGAATCCTACTAAGTGGAGAAAAGGAAAAACGAAAATCGCTGAGGAAATAGAAATGGACAAACAAAAACTAAAAGAACTAGAAGAGGACGGCTACACAATTATAAAAAATGTATTTTCCAACGAAGAGATAGCTGATTTTAGAGAAGCCGCAAAAGAGTATTTTGACAATAATCCATATCTTCACTGGGGTAATAATGATACAGAAATAAAAAGTAAAATTCTTCCAGGTTGGTGTGATAACGAATTCTTAAATAAAGTTAAAGGAAAGAAGCTCTCGCAGATAGCAAGTCTTCCTAGCGATAAACGTATAGTTTCTTTATTAAATTATTTTTTCAAAGGAGAAGAATGGATTTTTATGAACGAAAGCGACCTTCATGAAAACGTAAATACTCCTGAGTGGCATAGCGATTCCATTAATCAGGTTACGGACTTCGAAAAAGAAAAAATTCTTAAGACCTGTATTCTTTTACAGGATCATTTAGATGACGAAACGGGCTTATGGATGAAACCAAAGACTCATCTTCGCACGGACTGGAGAGACAGGGGAAGAGAATGCAATGACCTGCCAAGTAAATCAATAAACAGTGAGGCGGGGGATATAGTATTATTTAATCAATACGCAATCCATAAGGGTCAAGATGGTAATCCGAGCTACTACGAAAGATACAAAAGAAACAGATATTTTATGACTTTGTCTTTCGGAATAAATAACGAATACACAAAAACTCAGATGGAACATACAAGAGCTAGGCAACTAGACCAACAAAAAGATATGACTTAATGCACTCGTATCTAAGAGAATATAAAGATAAACATAAAAAGCAATCTGCAGTTTTGTTTGCTTCTGGACCTACTTTAAATTTATATAAGCGCTCCATTATACCTGAAAAAAAATTTATAAGCGTAGGGGTTAATTCTGTTATTTTTAATGATTTAATAGAGTTGGACTATTATTTTTGCGGAGATGATCCAGAAAAAAAATACGACAATGATCATCCCCACAGAAACCTTTGTAATCTTACGCAAGTTGAAAAAACGGCAAAAAAATCAAAGTCAGTTAAAACATTCTGCGTTGTTTCTATAGATGGGCATTGGCCAGGTCCAAGCGGACTTTTGTTTTCTAAAGACGATGTAGCTAGAATGCAAGCAAACCCCATCGAATTGACATCTTCTTCTGGGCCGAAAAACTTTAGGAAAGACATAACCTCGGGACCGATGTACAACCATAGTATAGTTTTTCCTGCTATACAATTTTTGCTCTATACGGGCGTAGAGAAGTTATATCTTGTAGGGCACGACCAAGGAGGTAAACATGCATATTTTTACACAGGCGGAGACGATTGGAAGGATGACCAAGTTTGGAACTGGAGAGAATTTAAACAATTTAAAGAAGAAGAATATCCTCATGTCAAAATTATATCTGTTGAGCCAAGAGGGTTAAAAGGTTTTTTCGAGGACATGACGTGAAGGGGATAGTTTTTACATTCGATGATGACGTAGTTTCTCACTGTACGGTGGTCGCTCCGATATTTCAAGAATACGATTACTCTTGTACTTTCTTTTTAAACTTTAATAGAAGCTTAAATCTTTGGGGTGGAGCTTGCCCGACTATGACAGAAGAACAGATCGCATCTCTTTATGAAATGGGATTTGAGATAGGAAATCATACGTATTGCCATAGGCTAGCTACTGCAATTTCAAGCGAAGAACTAACGGATAGCATAAAAAAAGTTAACAGTATAATAGAGGAGTCCTATAGACAAGAAAAACCGTTAACATTTTGTTATCCAGCTTACGTATCAAACTCTTCTACCCGAGATACTTTGGAATCTTTGGGGTTTAGGCTTGCTAGGATAGGATATGAAAGAATGGAGACTGGACAGGAAGAAAAACAAAAATGGCATACATATAATCGTCCTAACACATGGAAAAGAAATCAATCCCACTATTACATTCCCAAGAAAAGCGATAGATTCGAGGTGAAATGTTGTGGTTTATTTTGTCCAGATTACAATATTGAAAATTTTATAGAAGATATTAGTCTATGCCCAAAAGATGGGTATTGTGTTTTTACGGGGCATCTATTTCATTCTAACGAGGAGGATAAGTGTTTTCAAGATTCTGTACCTATAAGTTTTCTAGAGAAAGCGCTGCGGCATTGCAGAGATAAAAACTTTGACGTCCTAAACCTGAAGGATTTACCTATATGAAGTACTGTTATGTATCAAGTTTTTATTTTGGGTCAAGAAGAGTCTTTCCGCAGCTTTACGAAGAAGACAGATTGTTGTTCTTGAAAAAACATCTGTCGAAGCTTAAAAAGCTCAAGCATAACATTAGCCTAGCCGTATTTGTAATAAACCGAGCTGATGGTTTAGAGAGCATAGAGAAAGAAGCTCAAGAATTGATACTTCAATTCAAAGACATAAAAACAGATATAATCTTAAGAGATAATATTGATGGTTCTTATGGTTGTTGGGAAGACGCTTTAAAAAAACATTCTGAAGAATTTGATTATTGTTTTCTAATAGAAGACGATTATGTTCCTGTGAGTGATAATTTTGATAAAAAATTCCAAGAACATCTAAAGCGAGAAAAAGATATTTATGCTTGTCAGTTGTGGTGGAATGAGTTCGGAGGTTATCATGCGGGCATCTCTAATGGTTTAATTAAGTGTTCCGCTTTCCGAGAAAAGGGGGAATTTAGCTTAAATAGGAACGTACACTCTTATGGGCCAGCAGAGCATAATCAAATGAATTTTCTACGTAATTTTACTGACGATGGTTGGGCTGTTGTTGATATTTGTAAAAAGTATAAAAATTTATTTTTGAATTACCAAAATAATATAGTTTGTTATGGAAACGAGAAGGGGGAAGAGCTAATAAGGCCCATTCATGACAAAGTGGGAGAATGTTAAACTATGACAGATATAAGTATTAGAAAAATGATGAAGTTAGATGGCGAATTTGTTCTAGAGATTAGAAACGATGATTCTACTAGGAGTAAACTACATAATAGTAGCAAATTTACCTTAGAGCAATTTAACAGCTTCTATGAAGCGAAAAAACCATATTGGCTTATTGCGTCTTGTAATGGGGAAGATTTTGGTTATTTCAGGACTGACCATGTGGATAAAGAGAATAAAAGCATTCAGGTGGGAATGGATATACACCCAGATAAACGGGGAAAAGGGTTGGCGAGGCCATCTTACGATAAGCTGTTTAGCTATTTAAAGAATGAAGGGTTTAAAATGGTTTGGCTAGAAGTCTTGAAAAGTAACGCTCTAGCTTATAGTTTATATAAAAAAATAGGCTTTTCAGAAACAGAAAAGTGTAAATATGGTGAGGATGAATCGATTCGAATGGAAAGGTCCATTTGATTTCTTCGCTAAAAAATGAAAAACCTAAAGATTCAAGTTATTCTTTTTTATTATAACAGGCCAAGCTTAGTCAAGCATATGGCCTTGAAGACAATGCTTGAGTCTGATTATGATAATTGGGAATTATCTTTCGTGGATGATAGTAGCGACCAACACTCAGATGAAATTTTAGAAATATTTTTTGAAGAAAATCCACAATATAAAGATAAGAAAGACAGGGTAAAAATATTTAAAACTAACGATTCTATTGAAGAAAAAAAAGAAAGAGGAGAAGCGATATTTGGTTTAGTAGCTAACGACTCCATGCGGGAAAGCGACGCCGAAATAACTTTGATGTTATGCGACGACGATGGCGTCATTCATGACTACTTGTCAAAATTAAATTCTTATTATCTAAACAACCCAGAGAGAATCCATTCTTATTCTAAGGTCATTCCTTATAACCCACTAAAAGGAAGAAAAACAGAAGCGAAAAAGGGAGAGTGGGTGGAGGGTAACAGCGGTTTAGAATACAAAGAATTTTCGTTCATGCCAGAAAACTATTTAAATTGCCGAGGAGATAGCCCTCACGCAGAAAACAGCTTAGACTCTTCTCAGGTCTCATGGAGAAGGAGTAAAGCTATTGAAGATGAAGTTTTATTTCCTTACCCTAAAACATCTAATCTAGATGCCGTTATATATAATAAAATGGATAAAAAATGGGGAGAGTGTCATTTTAATGGAATTATCGGACAGTACAAAGCTTTCTGGGAAGGTCAAAACGCATATCGTCAAGATGCAGAAGTAGAGAAAAGGTTTAATCAAGTAGATTTGTCCGCGCAAGAATTAGAGGAGTGCGGAAGGTCAAAGACTAAAACTTTGAAAAACGGTGAAACAATTTGATTTTAAAATATATTAAGTTATTTTAAATAAATGAATTTGCTTGTTACGGGAGGTTGTGGTTTTATAGGTTCAAACTTCATAAGGGTCGCTTTAGATAAAGGAGGCGTTAAAAACTTGGTTAACGTAGACAAAATGACCTATGCTGCGGACGCTGAAAATACAAAAGAATTTGAAGATAGATCAGAATATTCACATGAAAATTTTTGCTTAACTGATTATGATAGGCTCTGGGAGACCTGCAAAGATAGCGACATAACTGACATAGTTCATTTTGCAGCGGAAACCCATGTAGATAATTCAATTAAAGGTTCTAAAGTTTTTATACAATCTAACGTAGTTGCTACGCACTCCATACTTGAAGCGTGTAAAGACAGAGACATAAGACTTCACCACATCTCTACTGATGAAGTATATGGGGAAGTGTTTGGAGACGACAGATTTTCAGAAGAAAGCCACTACGACCCAAAAAATCCATACTCAGCAACGAAAGCTGCTTCGGATTTTTTAGTAAGGTCTTACGTTAATACTTACGGACTTAGGGCAACCATTTCTAACTGCAGCAATAATTACGGACCTAACCAGCATGACGAAAAATTGGTTCCGACGATAATACGTAGCTTGTTAAACAATGAATTGATACCAGTTTATGGACAAGGAGCAAATGTAAGAGACTGGATTTATGTAGATGATCATTGCGAAGCTATATGGTCGATTCTAAAAGAAGGAAAGATAGGCGATACTTACTTAGTCGGAGCAGATACAGAAAGAACAAACATGCAAACGATTACATCTATATGTGACTTAATGGAAAGAACAATTTCAAGCTCCATAAAGTTCGTAGAAGATAGAGCAGGGCATGATCTCAGATACGCAATAGACGGCTCAAAGCTTAAAGAGGAATTAAATTGGAAACCTCGTTACACTTTCTTAAAGGGGTTAGAAAAAACAATTACTTTTTACAAAAAAAAGTATAATTCACCTTAGCTTGGGTGTATTATACAGAAAGATATGGCTAATTTAGGCTCAAAGGCTCATCAAACTAGAGCCGAAATCAAGAAAGAAACTCGTGAAGAAATAGAGGCGTCTCTCGAAGATCGGTTCGAAAACCCTAATCCGATAAAGCGACAAATAAAAATTAATCAGCTTAATTGGACCGAAAAACAAAAAGAATTTTTTAAAGTAGCTCTAGATAGAGATACGAAAATAGTATTTGTTAATGGTCCTGCGGGTACAGCAAAGACTTTATTATCGGTTTATTGCGGACTTCAACTTTTAAACATGAAGGCAATCTCTGATATAATGTATCTTCGATCAGCGGTAGAGAGTTCGGATAGAAGCTTGGGTTTTTTACCAGGTAGCGCAGAAGAAAAATTAAGGTTTTATAATTTACCCTTCTTAGATAAGTTAGAAGAGCTACTGCCAAGTAGAAGAGCTTCAAAGCTAGAAGAAGAAGGTAGAATTTCTATGTTTCCAGTTAATTTTGCTAGGGGAATGAATTGGACGGCGAAATGCATAATTCTTGACGAAGCGCAAAACTCAACGATAAAAGAAATAGTTACTGTACTAACTCGAATGGGAGAAGGTAGCAGATGTTTTGTTATAGCAGACCCAATGCAAACAGACTTAAAGCATGAGGATAAAGCTCACGCTTTTGAAAAAATAATAAAGACCTTCTCGGATAAGGAAAGTTATGATATGGGAATCAAAGTATTTGAATTTTCTGAAGAAGATATAATGAGGTCTGAGCTAGTTAAGTTCTTGGCTAAAAAATTAAGACAAGTGAAATAACTATGTATTGCCCTGAGCAAATCTTATATTTTTTTTAATCCTGTTCGTGTCACCTATAGGGACATTTTTATTTTCTCGCAAAACTCTTTCCCATATTTTTATGGCTTCTTCTTCGTGGCCAGCGTAGTAGGCGCAGACGGCAGCTTCGTCTAAAAACCCCCAATCATAAATCCAGTGTATTTTAAAAAGAGCTTCTCTAGGTTCCTCGAAATCAAAATGGGATTTTGCAATTAAATATCCTAAGCGAAACTGTTCTTTGACCCTGCAGTACTTAACTGATTCGTGTATAGGCTCAATTCTACTTCCGTCAAAATCATAAGCTTTTAATCCTGCTTCTATAACTTTTTCTATAGGAGAGTTGAGTTTAGCTTTCATTCTTGTTATACTATACAAGGACTCAAAAATTTCCTGACTAAAGAATCCAAGCTTAACTCTCTTTTCGTAATACTCAATAGCTTTTTCAGGATTCCCTGAGTCTCTGTAGGATTGAGCTAAATAAAAAGTATACCTTGATATCATTTCGGAATCATTTTCTTCGGCTAAAGCTTTTTCGAGTAAGATAGCGTCTTTTTCGTATTTGTTTTCGTCTTCGCTCCTGTGTCCGTCGGTGTTTACAACGACCTTAATTCCTGATGTTTTTTCTATTGAATATGGCTCTTGGCAAGCTAGATATTCATGAAGGACTCCTTTGTAAAAAAAACCTTTATGGTTTTTAAAAATTAATTGCCTATAATAAAGAGTATCAGCGAAGAGAGTCTCTACTCTGTATAAATCATCCGTAAGAGACTTTTTGAAGTCTTCCACGTCAAACCCCGAGTCTAGAGAGATAACCTCGTCAGCGTCCATTACAAAGCAGTAATCTATATTGCTGTACCGTCTTAACTTATGTAGAGCTACATTTCTGTTGTGGGAAAAGTTTTTCCATGGTTCATGCGCGAATTCGTATTCGATATTAAGTTCTGTTAGCTTTTTCGTGGCTACGCTTTTTGTGTTGTCGCATGAGCCAGTATCGACAATTAATACGAAGTCAACCAAGGCTTTAACGGAATCTATTAGGCGGGCGATTACCTTTTCTTCGTTTTTAACAATACAGCAAAGACCAATTTTTTTACTTTCGTTCACCTTCTAGAAGTATAACCTCTAGCGGCGGGGTCAGTCAATTTAAGAAAAAGTGAAATTTTTAACCTTTTCTGTCGTCTAAAGCATCTAGGTGTTTTATCGTATCGTGGGCTAAATTGTTAATTTTATAGAAGATTTTCGAGAGTTCAAGGTTTGATGTATTGCAATGAGGGAGGGACAATTTCATGATTTCATTAATTTTTTGAATGATTTTGCCTTTTTGGTCATTCACACATATATTTACACCTATTTAAAAATATTTTAATTTTTAATTATAAATTTTTAAACAAATAAAATAATGCAAAAGAAATACTGTACTAAATGTGGTCAAGCCACTGAATACAAATCCGAAACTCCTTCTTTCTGCTCGAAGTGTGGTAATTCGTTTTCGGGAAAGAAATCTACAGCCACTAGATCAACCGTAAGAGATAAATCCTCGCGCTACCCTAGCGAGGACGAAGATGAATTTGAGGAAAGCTCCAGTTTTAGCTCCAACATAACTTCGTTAGAGTTTGAAGTAGAAAAATTTCCAGCTCCCAATCCTACGATAGGCCAAGTAGCATCCCTAGGGCCGAGCGAAGCTAGCGATAAAGGACCGAAACAGCAGGAGGCTATAGCTCCAGTAGATGAAGAAAAATTCCTCAAAGATTTTCAGCAAGAGGCGGGTTCGATAAAGCGAAGAAACAATGGCTGAGCCCAAAAAGTTTGAAGACTTTATAGAAGTCATAGACAAAGAGATAGTAAAGAGGAAACCGAAATGGAACCTTAAATCTCTTGCTTGGCTAGACTACGATGACGTCTCACAAATTATAAGGATACATATACATAAAAAGTGGCACTTGTACGATCAAAAGAAACCGATAGGTCCATGGCTTAACGCGATAATAGCTAATCAAATCAAAAACTTGATAAGAAATAATTATGCTAACGTTTCTAGGCCGTGTTACAGGTGCGACGCTGCAGAGGGGGAAAATCTTTGTTTGATATATGAGAAACAATGCAATGCTTGTCCCATATTTGCCAAATGGGAATCCACAAAAAAAGATGCTTATAATTTAAAAATAGCATCCTCCCTAGAGCATCATGGACACGAGCTAAATAGTCGAGACTTGCAAGACAGCATGAATTTAGAGTCCAATATAAAGAAACTACATAAAGCCATGGAGGAGCAGCTAAAACCTTTAGAGTGGAGAATATATCAATTAATTTACATAGAAAATAAATCAGATGAAGAGGTCGCAAAAATAATGGGCTATACAACTTCAGAAGCGAACAGAACCCCAGGTTATAAGCATATTAAAAATGTAAAAAAGTCCATTATAGCTAAGGCTAAAAGAGCTCTAGACAAAAACAAAATAGATATTCTTTAAAATGAAACTCTCCGAAGAACAAAAAGAATTGATCCTTAACGAATGGAACAGTAAACTCGACGACCCCCCATCTCTACTTACTCTTACGAAGATAGCGTTTCCTGACTTGGAGAAAGTAGATGGAAGGTGTAAAGAAGGTAAACTTGTTAAAACCTTCCTTGCAGAAAGTGGGTTAAGAGCAAGGCCAGCAAACGAATACAAGCCAAAACAAAAAATCAATTTAACAGAAGAGCAAAAAGAGTTCTGCGGTAATAACGCTTCGATGATGTCGTTCGTAGAGATAGCTAGAGTCTTATTCGCAGACGAATCCTTGAACAATTTAAGTCAAGAAGCTAAAGCGATTAAAGAGCATATAGACTCTTTGGGAAATTCTATAATCCCATTTGAAGATCATACTAGACAGGAATTACCAGATTATAAATCTCCCAAAACTCAAACGCAAGCCTTAGCGAAAATAAAAAAATATACCCCCGATGATACAAATCCTGAAAAGATAAGCCACAAGAAGAAAAAAGAAATAAGTAGCTTAATAGGCTATCTTAATACTTACAGGTTTAATTATCAGATTAACACTTATTCAAATCAGACCTCTAGGGACCTTTTCGAGAGCAGCTTCATAAGGTACACCCACGACAAAGAAGACTTGTCTCAAGAGGAAGTGGATCAGTACATAGTATTATCTACAGAAGTAGTCATAGCTTCCCATATCCAAAGACGAGTAGAGCACTTGCAGGGGCTACTGGATGACGCAGCCGACGACACTGAAGGAAGAAGAATCTCTATGTCTTTAGTAGAAGCTATCAGCAGCGCTCAAAACGAATACAATCAATCAGTTAACCGACAACATAAACTACTCGGAGACCTGAAAGAGAAAAGAAGCGATAAACTAAAAAACAAAATTAAAGCAAACGCAAGCATAATTAGCTTAGTCGAAATGTGGAAAGAAGAAGAGAATAGACATAAGATGATAAAGCTAGCTGAACTAAACAAACAAAAAGTCAAAAGCGAAATCGACAACCTGCAGAACATGGACGAATTAAAGGCTAAAATTTTAGGATTAAGCGAAGAAGACGTTTTGGAATAGAATGAAGTTAGAATGTAAAGCTTGCGATAAAGTCTTCGATAGCGAAAGGAGTCTACACGCGCATATTAAAGCTCATGACTTAAGGGTAGTTTCTTATTACCAAAAATATTATCCTCGATATGATCTTTATAATGGTTCGATAATAAAGTTTAAATCTAAAGAGCAATATTTTAGTCAAGACTTTAACAACAGAACGAACCAAAGAAAATGGATAGAGTCTCAAGATAAATCGGACGCAAAAAAATATCTCAAAAAGCTTATAGAAGAAAGAATTAAAACTAAGGAGATTTGCTTTTCTCCATGTCAAGTGGAGCTTAGAAGCTTACTTATACCATCCATAGTGTTTTACGAAAAATTTTTTGAAGACTACTATGAGCTATGTCAGAACATTGGACTGAATAACAAGTATAGAAAGATCAATGAACTAATTGTAGCTAACGGTTATTCAGAAAATGAAGAATTGGAGATTTTTATAGACACTAGAGAGCAGATGCCATTGGATTTTAATTTTCCTTCAAAAGTAAGGACTCTAAAGTATGGAGACTACGCTTTGAGCAATAAGGATATAACTTGCAATTGTTACATAGAAAGGAAGTCTTTAGCGGATTTTATATCAACTATCAGCGTGGCAAATCACGATAGGTTTTGTAGGGAAATAGAAAGAGCTAAAGAAGATGATGCTAATTTAGTTATCCTCGTAGAAGATACTCTTTCTCACGCTATGTCTTTTCCTTTTTTACCTTACATCTCCAAAAAGATAAAGGTTACTCCTGAGTTTATATTCCATAAAGTAAGAAAGATGATTCAAAACTACGATCACATACAATTCTTATTTGTGAAAAATAGAGAAGAGGCTTCTCGGGTAACTGAAAAAATATTCTTTTCTAAATGCGTTTACAAGGATATAGATTTGCAGCTAGCTTACGATAAAGGAATTCTATAGATGTGGTATGCTCCAGAAAAATATAGGCAAGGAGACTCGTTCAATATGAACGAAGAGCTTCTAAAGCTTAAAGGAGAGCTAACAGACAAAGAAGCTAAAATTTCTTTAGCTAAGTTTCTAAGCTCTAACCTTTCGTTTACTACAGAATTGATTTCGGGAATAAGACTAGCTCCGTTTCAGGAGATAACCTTAAAAGGCATGATGAAGAGAAATTTCTCTATGTGTGTCTGGGGACGTGGTTGTGGTAAAACTTTTATAGCTTCAGTGTTTTGTTTTCTTCATTGTATTTTCAACCCAGAGACCAAGATACTAATCGCAGGACCCACGTTTCGTACGGCAAGGTTTATATTCAATAACTTAGAAAAGATAGTTAACACAAGGGGTGCGGAGCTCTTACAACAAGCTTTTTGTACAAAACCTTCCAAAAGAAACGATCAGTATGAATGGCTTATAAATGGAGGGAGTATCACTGCGATTCCGTTAAGTGGAGAAAAGATTCGTGGTTTTCGCGCTAACATACTGCTTCTTGACGAGTTTCTATTACTTCCAGAAGAGATTATTAAAACCGTGTTGATGCCGTTTCTGGTTGCTCCACAAGACATGAAAGAAAGAATAAAAATAAGAGAGATGGAAGATGATCTAATAGATAAAGGGCTTATGAAAGAAGAAGAGAGGATGGTTTTCGAAAACAATTCTAAAATGATCGCTTTGTCTTCTGCGTCTTATACTTTTGAGAATTTATATAAAACTTATAAGGAGTGGTCTGGAAAAATATATTCAGAAGAGAGGGGGGACGCTACATATTTCATCTCTCAATTAGGTTACGAAGCTTTACCTGAAGAAATGATAGATAGAACCGTAATAGAAGAAGCTCAAGATGGAGGCTCTTCACATTCTTCTTTTTTAAGAGAGTACTGCGCTCAATTTACTGATGGTTCTGATTCTTATTTTAGCGCACAAAAAATGCACAACTGTACGATACCCGACGGAGAGCATCCAACCACTTTGATAAAGGGAAAAAAGAACAGTAGATATATATTGGGTATTGACCCTTCCTTTTCTAATTCTCCAAGCTCTGATTTTTTCGCAATGTCTTTATTGGAAGTGGATGAGGAAACTAAAACGGGAACCTTGGTTCATTCTTACGCTGTGGCGGGTGGAGATTTAAAGGATCATATAAAGTATATGTTCTACATCTATAGTAACTTTGACGTGGAAATGATATGTATCGATAACGCGGGATATCAGTTTATAGATAGCTGTAATGAATCCTCTTTCTTTAGGAAGAACAATATAAACATAAAGTTTTTTGATTTTAATAGCGATGCAGAAGGACAGAATTATATTTCAGAATGCGCCAAAGCTAAAAGAGCTTTAAATAAGCAAGATGGAGCTATATGTTTTAAGCAAACCTTCACCTCTAATTGGTTAAGAAAAGCCAATGAGCATCTGCAAGCATGTATAGACCACAGGAAAATATGGTTTGCGTCAAAGTGCTCCGCGAACGAATCTGAATTTACCAATCAAACCTCTCAGTCTTTTGACATTAAATTAACGGGAGAAGATTCTAAGGGCGACTTAATTGATTCTCAAGATATATTAATTTATCAAACTAAAAAACAGTGTGCTCTCGTAGAAGTTAAAAGTACTGCAAAAGGAACTCAAACCTTTGATCTTCCTCAACATCTAAAACGCTCTACAAGCGCAAGTAGAGCAAGAAAAGATAATTATACGACTCTAATGTTGTCAAATTGGGCTTTAAAGTGTTTTTTCGATATAAAATCTCATAAAAACGAATCTTCGTCAACTTTTACCCCTATAATGCTTGATTAAAGTGTAATAAAGAATATACTTTTACGATCATGAGCGAAGAATCTAAAAAGCCCGCAAAAAAAGCGGCTAAAAAAACAAGAAAACCTAGGGCTTCCGCTAAGAAAACTTCGACGGCATCCTCAGAAACAGAACCTCTAATGACCTTTGAGAGTTTTGCTTATGACACCACTCAAACGAGAAGGAATAAATCTGCTGTAGTAAAGAGGACCGACAGATTTAAGAATATAGACGACGGACTGGTTCCTTATAGCTACTACAGTACCCCTTATTCTACTGGAGCGGGTAATTCAGATATAGATATACGGGATGCAGTTACCTTATGTCAGAAAGCTTATTATAACTTTGCTCAGTTCAGGAATGTCATAGATTTAATGACAGAGTTTTCTATAGGTACTTTATATTTCGAAGGAGAAAATAAAAAATCCAAAAAGTTTTTCGAAGAGTTCTTCGAGAAAATGGACCTCTTTTCCTTACAGGATAGGTTTTATAGAGAATATTTTAGGTCTGGAAATATATTTTTATATAGGTTTGAAGGCAAGCTGGCAGACGGAGACCTTAAAAAAGTAGCTAACGCTTATGGAGCTAATTTATCCTTATTGACTGAAGGTAGACTTCCGACAAGATATGTATTTTTGAACCCAGCGGATATAAGGATGACAGGTACAGCTTCGTTCTATAAGGCTAGATATTCTAAAGTTTTAAGCCCTTATGAGATACAAAGGATTAAAAACCCACTAACTGAAGAGGATCATACTATAAGAGAGTCTCTCGACAAAGAGACTTTGAAAAAAATAGATAGTGGAAATTCAAAAAAAGTATCGTTTCCTTTGGACTCAGATAGATTAGTCTCTGTTTTTTACAAGAAACAAGACTATGAGCCGTTCGCTGTTCCGATGGGATTTCCTGTTTTGGCCGACTTAAGCTTTAAGGATGAGCTTAAAAAAATGGATATGGCCATCGCTAGAACTATGCAACAGGCAATTCTTTTAGTGACTATGGGCACGGACCCAGACAAAGGGGGAGTCAATCAAAAGAACTTAATGTCTATGCAAAAGTTGTTTGAAAATCAATCTGTAGGAAGAGTGTTGATAGCGGATTATACTACTAAAGCTGAATTCGTAGTACCTAAAATTGCAGAGCTAATGAGTCCGCAAAAGTATGAAGTATTTAATCAAGACATCAACATGGGCTTGAATAACATTTTAGTGGGAGGTGAAAAGTTCGCCAATCAGTCGAATAAAGTCGAAGTATTTTTAGCTAGATTAGAGGCTGCTAGAGAAACCTTTCTAAACTCATTTTTAATCCCAGAGATTAAAAAAATAGCAAGGTCTATGGGGTTTAGGTCTTGTCCCATGCCAAGGCTCTCTGAAATTTCATTAAAAGATGACACTTTAAAAGATAAAGTATATACTCGCCTTTACGAACTCGGAGTTCTAAGCCCAGAAGAACTAATGGAAGCTCTACAGAGCAGCAGACTTCCCAAGAAAAGAGATTCTGTAGAATCTCAAAAAGAATTCTACAAAATGAAAGAGGATGGTTTCTATGAACCTATTATGAAATCAGGTTCAGAAGAGGGCGGTAGACCTGAAGGAACGGAAGGAATTAAACAAGAGACTCAAGAGGTTTCACCAATAGGAGAAGGAGAACAGTCTAAAGCTACCAATTTTAGCTTGAATAAGATAAAAGAAAATATGATTTTAGCTCAAAAATTATCTACAGAAGTAGCAAAAACCTTGAGGAAAATGCATAAGATAAAGAGGTTTACTAATAAGCAAAAACAAGTATCTGAAGATATTTGTGAGATTATAATCTCAAATGAAAGCCCAGATAATTGGCTAAATAGCGTAGAAAAATACTGCGAATCACCCATTGACCATAACCCAGAAAGAGTTAAGGTTGTTCAAAATATAGCCTACGAGCATCAATTAGATGCTTATTTAGCTAGTCTTTTGGCGTCTAGTATGAAGGAGTAATAAATGACAGAAAACGAAAACCAACAAGAATCAAATCAAGAAGAGGTTTCTTCTGATGTCGTAAAGTCAATGTATGATGAATCATTCGATATCTCAATGGAAGATTTAATGATTCCCGACGTGCAGGAGGAAGCCACTAAAGGAAACATTGTTGAAGATAAGGTAGAAGGAGCTTTTAAGTTTTGCTTTTTGGGAGCAGGGCAAGGAGGCTCTAGGATCGCTGAATCTTTTAATAAAAAGGGTTATGAACGAGTAGCTGTTATAAATACCGCAGAGCAAGATTTAAATACTATTAACGTAAAAAATAAGCTTTTGATTGGAGAGGGTGGGGCTGGAAAAGACCCAGCGGTAGCAAAAAAATTATACCAAGAAAAAGAAAACGACATTTTAGATTTTATTCGTTATTCTTTCGGAGAAGAATTTGATCGTATTTTTGTATGCGTTGGAGGTGGGGGAGGCACAGGCTCTGGACTCGCTACGAGCTTAGTGGATGCAAGTAAGGAAGTTTGCGAAGCTATGAAACTCCCCACTTCTAAGGTTGGCATGATATTGACTCTACCAAAAAATTCAGAAGGTAGGGGGGTATGCAACAACGCTTCGAATTTGCTAAGAGAGGTCATGGATCATGTGGATAGCGGAAAAATTTCGCCCCTCATTATAGTTGACAATGAAAGAGTCGCTAACCTATACCCAAATCTTCCAGTCTCTAAGTTTTGGGACGTTGCGAACGGAAGCACTTCTGGGTTGTTTCACCTTTTTAATCATACAGCTTCTAAAGATAGTACTTATTCAAGTTTTGACGCTAATGATTATAAAAATGTTTTAGACTCTGGTTTGATCGTTTTTGGAGCTTCACCAGTTAAAGATTGGCAAGATTCAATCGCTATCTCTAGGGCCGTTAGGGAGAATTTGAAGGGAAATTTATTGACGGGAGGTATCGACTTAAGCCAAGGTTCTACCGCTGGAGCAATTGTTATAGGAGGAAAAGAGCAGCTAGATAATATAAAACAAATGGACCTCGACGATGCATTTTCTCAGTTATCTAGAATGTTGAAGCCAAATACTTTAGTTCATAGAGGAATTTACAGCGGTAATCAATCTGGACTTACTATATTTACTGTAATCGGAGGATTAGGATTACCTCAAGAGAGATTAAAAAGTTTAGAGACGTGAGTAGCGTTCTCTGGAAAGTAAAGGAAAATAAACAGGAAAAAAAGTTATGGCAGATAATAATATTAAACCAGGTTGGAAAACTACCGAATTCTGGATTACAGTCGTCGTCTCGGCCTGTTCTCTATTGTGGGGAGCAGATGTGCTAGACCCAGAAGCCGCTGGTACAGCTAATAAAATCTTCGGATTTGTAGTCGCTGCACTTAGTAGCCTTGGATACTCTGTGTCCAGAGGTATGGCGAAAAAGGGCTAGTCTATGTGGGTAGCCTTTATAAAGGCCCTGTTAGATTGGCTTACCGCGCTCGTTAAAGAAGACACTAAGGCGAGCGACGCCGACGGCACACCTAAGTCCCTAAAGGACAGGTGGCGAAGAAGGATAGAAGAACAGGAAAAAAAATCCAAAGAAAATGAAGAAGACATTAATACTTCTGAGTAGTTTTTTATTTTTTGTAGGCTGTGGTTCTACCAGAGTAGTATTTGTTGATACTAGCTCTGACCTTGTAAGAATTGGTCCTAAGGTAGAAGGTAGAGTTTACATAATGAAAAACGGAGAATGGGTCCTCTCTAAGAGTAAAGTAAAAATACCAGAAGGCTGGTACGCGGGAGGTCTGCCCAGAGAAGAATAGTTTTTTTAAAAAAACATAGGCAGTTGTCAAGAAGCTTCATCTTTTGGTGTATTTACATTAAGGGATGAAGCTTTTTTTTATATTTTTATTAATTAATTTAGCTACTGGATGTGGTTTGCTTCAATCTATATCTGAGAATTCTCTGTACTGTAAAGAGAGAGCTATGGCAAAAGACCCTCTTCATGTTTGGAGTTGTGGGCCAGAAGCTTTATATGACGTAATTCATTATATGAAAATAGACCCATTTGTAACGAGGGAAAAAATTAGCAACCACATACAGACAAGTAGCATTTTGCCGATAAGAGGAGCTCTTTCTATCTTTAATGAAAAAGCTAGAAATATAACTTTTCCTCAAGAGATGCTGGGAGTATTAAAAGTATATAACATATCTGCAATCAAGAAAAAGAGCTTAAACGAAATAAAGAGAAATGAATCTGCTATTGTTCTGATAAGAGACAAGAATTCGCTTTTTAGTTATCATTGGATTTTTTACCCAAAGCATTCTCTTCGGCGTATAGGGAGTTTTTTTGGTGTAGATTCTACAGATATCGTAAGTGTCTACATATTAAAGAATAATAATGATGATTATTTTCTTTCTAACCACCTACCATAGTACAGCTTGGGCCAGCTAAGTCTCATTTCGGATTCCACTTCTCCCTGCCAGAGTTTACTTTCTTTTGGAGTGTTCATTTCAAACCCTCGTGGTTTATGCCACGCTGCTTTCTTTATAAATTCTAGTGCGTCGGCTGTTCCCCATACTTTTTGATTTGGCCAGTGACCAACGCCGTTTTTTATTGGTCCAAGGGCCTTATAAAGCTCGTTTAGAGTAGGTTTATCAAAATGAATAAACGGAATACGTGATGGGACGCATTGAGGAATATGGACGGGGTTAAAGTCAGACATTTTGATTGGCGGTTTATAATGTTCGATGTGTTTGTATCCAACTATCACTTTATTTGTCTTATAAGTTCCATCGTCAGGAACATAATCTTTGATTATTGGGACAGGTGGGCGATAAGGATAATGATGGAAATAAACCCGATCATCAGCAGTCTGAAGGATGATTCCTTTAGCGGAAGGAGAGTCGTCGAGCACGAACCTAATTGAGACGTTATTTAATACAGTTCCGTCTTTGAATGCAATTCGTGGCATACGATAGCGCGTTTTATCAGTGTTAAACTGAGCAATGCATACATTAGTCAACAGGATTAAGATAAGTACTTCAGTCAGTCTTTTCATTATGTATACATTGTATTTCTTTTCTTGGAAAAAGTAAAGCTTTTTTTTACTTGTATTCTTTTTTATTTAAATTAAAATTATTTATTTTAAATGAAGTCTTTTAAGTGTATTAATGTTCGCGTGAGTTCTGAAGACCTAGAGAAAGAAAAGGAAAAGATAGACCCTCAAGAGAGGGCTATTTTATACTCTAATAACCTCTTAAAGGCTTTTGACGGTAAAGCTAATGAGTTTAATGAGCTTCACGAACAGAAAGTAACCCCCAGTCAAATTAAATCAGTTTATTTAAATGCTGTTTCTCTACGGCTAAACCCAGATGTTAAAAACCTATATGCTTTCGCCAGAATAAATCTTTTTTTTGACATGCTTACTGGTAAGGAAGCTTTCCTGACGGGCGTCTATCCTCAATCAGAACCTCTGGAGGAAAAGACTGTAGGTTTGGTGTTTGAACTCGTTGATGTTAGGAATATTAGTCGGGGTAAAGAAATAGAAAAACCTATAGATTTTTTTGAGCAATATTCTATGGTTGAAAATCATTTTTCTCAAGCAAGGGAAGACCTAGTTAAGTATGATGTTGATTTTGTGTTAAGTTCAGCAGATGACGAATTGTTCTTAACTAAAAATAAAAAATGCAACTATTTATGGGAGATTTTATGAAAAAACACGAATATACTACATCTTTTAGCTCTACGGTTAAACCTTTAGTATCAGAGCAGAAGGATGAAATTTTAGCAATAGCAAGCCTAGAAGAGATTGGAAAATTCTTGCCAGAAATTGACACTGACAAAAATGTGGATTTATTGCCAATTGCATTTAACGCTTGCGTCGTAAATAGAGCTAATAAGAATGGCGATGTGATCGATGCAAATACTGCAATTGATGTATATGGGTCATTTATAAACAAACCAATTAACATAGAACATAATAGAGAGAGATTAATCGGAGTTATCTTAACTGCTGGATTTAGTGAGTTCGGTACAGATATTCCGATAGAGGCAGAAGAGGTAGTTGAAAGGACTGATCCGTTTAATATCACTCTGGGAGGAGTGGTTTGGAAGGCTGTAAACTTGGAATTAGCAGACAAAATAGAAGACTCAAGCGATCCTTCTAGCGAGAGTTTTATGAAAGTTTCAGCTAGTTGGGAGCTTGGTTTTACTGATTATGAAATAGCTATAGTATCTGAAGGAAAAAATATAGCGGACGCTGAAATTGTTTCTGCGGAAAAAGATGTAGACGCATTAAAGCAATACCTTAAGGGCTTTGGGGGTTCTGGAGTACTTGAAGACGGAAGAAGCGCGTATAGAAAAGTCATCAATGACGTTGTTGCTCTTGGTATAGGACTAACAGTAAACCCAGCCGCAGACGTCAAAGGGTTAATAAGTCCAAAAACGATTAAAGAAGATAATCAAGAAGAATTTCTGGAAAAAGAAGCCAAATCATCCGAATCGGAGGAAAAAATGCAGAAAACAGAAAAAAACAGTTCACAAACTATGGAAAAAAATGTAGCAAATAACAAAGGTAAAGTCATGAAAATTAATAGTACTAAAGATATTTCGGACGAAAACCTCCAAGAGCTTACAGCCTCTCACATTGCGGAGTTGATTGAGTCAGAACTCAAGACGGCTTCAGAGAAATACGCTGAAGAAAAACGGGAGGTTGAGACTCAGCTCCAAGCTGCTCAAGATCAGGCGACAGCCCTTGAGGAAGACCAAGAAAAGCTCAAGGCAGATTTTAACGCTGTTAAAGAAGAGTTAGAGAAACTTAACTCTGAAATAGCAGCGAAAGAAGCTGAAGATAAGTTTAATCAACGCATGTCTATGTTCGATGATACTTACGAACTTTCAGATAAAGATCGTGAAGTTATCGCCTCCGAACTAAAAGATATGAACGATGAGACTTTCGAAGCTTACGCCAGTAAAATGGCAATTCTTCTGAGTGCGAAGAGCAAAGAGCAAATTGCTAAGCTGGAGGTTGAGAAATCTACAGAAGAGCAAGAGGCTAAAGCTTCAGAAGAAAACAAAGAAGCTTCTAACGAAGTTTTAGAAGAAGCTATTTCTCAGGCCGAAGAGGAGAAGGAAGAGATTCCTGCGTCCGCAGAGGCATCTGAGCAAACTGTATATGACAAATACAAACAAGCTTTTGATATCGACCAGTTCGACGTAAAGCTTTAATTTTAAATACGGAGAAAAAATATTATGGCAGTAACATTAAGACCATTTAGAGATTACGACGAGAAGGATGTAATTAACTTATATCACTTCTCGGGATCAATCCCTGCAACCAAAGGACTTTTGGTTAAGATTCAGGGCAACGGGTGGGTCTCGTCTGACGAGATCGCCATGCTTGGCAGTGTCGGTAATTCTTACAGCAATACAGTTTCAGAACGCTATGGCGTTGAGGCTGCTGTAACAACTGCTGGCGCGGCAGATTCCCCGATGGGAATGATGCTTTTCGATGTTAAGGAAACTGACGAAAACGGTGAGAAACTTGTATTTAATCCTCGCAAAGCTGCGGAGATGGATATTGTTTTGAGCGGACAAGCAGTTCCCGTCGTTACTAGAGGAATATTCCTTTATAGCGGAACTCAACTAGCGTCTGACGCCCCAACGGCTGGACAAAATTTGTACTGTGGTGCAAACGGTGAAATTATCACTGGCAACCCAGGTAGTGCTAATACCAAGGTGGGACGTGCTTTAGGCACGAAGGATAGCGATGGAGTTATCCTGATCAGCCTTGATTGTAGCTAAACTACTTTTACTGGAGAAATTTAAAATGAGATTAACTTTAAAAGAAACCCCAGAACAGGTGGAG